GAAATAAAAAGGAATCAGGTGATGTACAATGAAAAAGCATAAAATATGTAAAATCCTTCTTGTTATACTGGCAATTTTTTTATGTGTGGCTTTTTATGAATTGCTCGGAATCTGCGTTGCATATAAAAAGCAGCCGGAAGTGTCCAATACAACCAAAAAAGAAACAAAAAATGGGTCATGGAACGAATGCAGTGAAAATACAGAACGGGCAGTAATCATAGAAAAGAATCCAGAAGCGCTTTTACAAAGAGTGCGTTTGATCAAGAATGCAAAAAAGGAAATTATTCTTTCTACTTTTGCATTTCAATCCGATGAAAGTGGAAAATTGATCTTAGGAGCACTGCATGATGCGGCAGACAGAGGTGTACATATTCGTCTGTTAGTAGATGGAATGGAGAGCTGGATTGATATGGAAGGAAATCCGTATTTCTATGGATTATCTTCCCATGAGAATGTTGAAATTAAACTATATAATAAGGCCAATCCGTTGAAACCATGGAAGATGATGGGTAGAATGCATGATAAATATTTGATTGCAGATGGAAAGAGATATATTCTTGGGGGAAGAAATACATACAATTATTTCCTGGGTGATTTTCCGGGACATAAGAACTATGACAGAGACGTGTTAGTGGTTTGCGATGAACCTGAGAAAGAAAATTCAGTTAACCAGTTGTTAGAGTATTTTGAAACGATATGGGAACAAGAAGACAGTGGTTATTTTCATGACAATAAAAAACTGGCAAATAGACAATCTGTAAAGAACGCAGTTTTAGAGCTGCAGAACGGCTATCAGAAATATTTTGAAGAGAATAAGGAAAGAATCTGCGATACCGATTACACGGACGAAACTTTTGAGACAGAAAAGATTGCATTAGTGTCAAATCCTATTCACACAGGTCCCAAGGAACCAGTAGTCTGGTATCAACTGGGAGAACTAATGAAAAATGCAAAAGAGCGCGTGAAAATTCATACACCATATATTATCTGTAATGATATGATGTATAATACATGGAAAGAGATTGCGGAGAGAGTTCCGGATTTTTCTATCATGACCAATTCGGTTGCCAACAATGGAAATCCGTTTGGTTCTGCTGATTATGCGAGAAACAGAAACAGAATTTTAAATACAGGAATTGATATCTGGGAGTATGAAGGCGGCTATTCTTACCACGGAAAAAGCATTCTGATTGATGATGATCTATCCGTAATCGGTTCCTTTAACATGGATATGAGAAGCACGTATCTGGATACGGAACTGATGCTTGTAATACGTAGCAGAGAGATTAATAAACAGTTGGAAGAAGGCATGATGGAATATGAAAGAGTGTCCCGACAGGTATTGGAAGATGGAACCTATCGTGATCCGTATCATGTAGAGCCAATTGAATTGACAAAGAAGCGTCAGAGAAACGTACTTTTGGTACAGCATCTGCTTGGATGGGCAAGGTATCTGTTCTGATAAAGGAGGAAGAAGATCGTGTTTCAAATATTAATTGTAGAAGATGATAAAGAATTAAGCCAGCTATTCCAAAAAGTGCTTGAGAAGAATGGATATCAGGTCAAAAGTGCATCGGATGGAGCACTGGCATTAGAAATATTGGATAAAGAGTACATTGATCTGATCATTTCCGATATTATGATGCCGGTTATGGATGGTTATGAACTGGTGTCGGAACTCCGTTCAGCAGGATATCAGATACCGGTACTTATGATCACTGCGAAAGGTTCCTTTGATGATATGCGCCAGGGATTTCTTTCGGGAAGTGACGATTATATGGTAAAACCGGTAAACGTGAATGAAATGGTTTTAAGAGTCGGAGCACTGCTTCGCCGTGCACAGATACTGAATGAACACAAAATTGTGATCGGTTCAACAGAGTTTGATTATGATGCAATGACGGTTACAACTGATAAGGAAAGTCTTGTTTTGCCTAAAAAAGAATTCCTGCTTTTATATAAGCTTGCAGCTTCGCCAGGCAGAACATTTACAAAACAACAGTTGATGGATGAAGTATGGGGATACGAGACGGAGGCAGACCCACATACGATAGAGGTACATATAGGAAGAATCAGGGAGCGTTTGAAAGATAACCCTGATTTTGAAATCGTAACAATGCGTGGAATTGGATACAAGGTGGTGAAAAAATAATGGAACAAAAGAAAGAAAAAGGATTGCGGATCCGATCCTGTCTGACTGGTGCAATCTGGCTGGCACTTGTATTTTCAACAGTCATATCTGCGTTATTATTTGCTTTTTTGAATCATTTTTTTCATCTGCCGGGCAGCATACCTGTGCTTGGCTGGCTTTTGATTTTCAATACATTGATTGCAGGGCTGATCACTTCCTTTATTAATGCAAAGTTACTGGAACCAATTACCAGACTCAGTAAAGCAATGAAGGAAGTTTCTCGGGGAGATTTTGAACAGCATTTGGAAACGAACAGCCGTATAGCAGAAGTTGGAGAATCTTATCAAAGTTTTAACGTTATGACAAAAGAACTTCGTGCAACAGAGGTGCTGCAGATGGATTTTGTATCTAATGTTTCTCATGAGTTTAAGACCCCGATTAATGCCATTGAAGGGTATACAATGCTTCTTCAGGGAGAAGAACTGTCTCAGGAGCAAGAGGAATATGTAGAAAAAATCCTGTTTAATACCCAAAGGCTTTCCGGATTGGTTGGTAATATTTTGCTGTTATCCAAGTTAGAGAATCAGAACATACCAATGAAAAAAACAGAATATCGTTTGGATGAACAGATCCGTCAGGCATTTCTTTCCCTGGAGACAAAATGGACAGAAAAAGAAATTGGTTTCCAGGTAGAGCTGGAGGAAGTTAAATATACTGGGAATGAAGGACTTTTTATGCATATCTGGATAAATCTTTTGGATAATGCGATTAAGTTCAGCCCTTCAAAGGGGACAATTACGATGTTTCTGAAACAAGAACAGGATTCTGTTAAGTTCATTCTGGAAGATGAAGGACCGGGAATAGAGGATGATGTGAAAACCAGAATATTTGATAAATTTTATCAGGCAGACGGTTCTCACAAAGCAGAAGGAAATGGTCTCGGCCTTGCACTTGTGAAACGGATCGTAGATAGTGCTGGTGGGACAATCAAGGCAGAAAACCGGGAATATGGTGGATGCAGATTTGTTGTAGAGCTTCCAATACAGAAAGATGAGGCCATATAAGTTTAAGAAAAACAGATAGAGGAGGAATTACATGACATTTTATCAGGAATTGCAGTTAAATCAGGCAGGTTCTAAAAATCTGTTGAAAAAGAGTGAAACAGTGAAAGAAAAATCATATCATATACTGGTATATTTGGTAAAGATAGCTGTTACAATGGCATTTTGTTTTTTATTTGTTACTATTTTCAGTATCTTATTTGGAAATGAGAATAGTATTGTGGGTGTAGTAGTTTTATTATGCCTTATGGTATTTCGGAATGCGGATCTGGGGATCCACACCGGACAATCTACGATGCTTTTGGCTTTGTTCTTTGTAATTATGACTGTATGTCCGCATTTAGCAAATCAGTTTTCACCGGTATTGGGAATGCTGTTAAATATTGCGGCACTGGCTGTGTTGATTATGTTCGGATGCCATAATCCATTCATGTTTAATCAATCTACATTGGTTCTTGGGTATCTGCTGCTATATGGTTATGATGTTACGGGAAAAAGCTATCAGATGCGATTAGTCGGAATGGCTTTAGGTGCAGCACTTACCTGCTTCGTATTTTATCGAAATCATAAAAACAGAACTTATAAAAGAAATCTGAAAGATCTGATACAAGAATTTGATATCACTTCTTCCAGAACAAAATGGCAGATATGTCAGATTTTATGCGTACCGATTGTCCTTTGCATTGCAGAACTTTGTAATATGCCACGTGCAATGTGGGCTGGTATTGCGGCCATGTCCGCGATTTTGCCGTTTATGGAAGATATGCACTACAGAGTCCGTAAAAGGATTGTCGGAAATATTGCAGGTGTTATATGTTTTACAGTATTATATTTTCTGCTTCCTTCGTCAATCTATGCATATATAGGAATTCTTGGTGGAATCGGTGTAGGATTTTCAGCACAATATGGCTGGCAGGCAGTATTTAACACATTTGGTGCTTTAGCCATTGCTGCAGAGACTTATGGACTACAAGGAGCGGTTAGTCTTAGAGTGATTCAAAATGTTTTTGGTGTTGTGTTTGCTTTAGCATTTTGTGTTATATTTTATTGGTTTATGTCTAAAAAAAAGGAAAGTGAGGTGACCGTACATGCAGAGTGAAGTGAATCAGGAAGAAAATTTGAATAGAATTATTACGGTTCCTAATCTTCTTTCTTTTTTTCGGCTTTGTCTGATTCCGGTAATTATATGGAGTTATTGTGTAAAGAAAAATCCTCTGTTAGCTGGTGAAATCTTATTGCTGTCTGGTCTTACGGATCTTGCTGATGGATATATCGCAAGAAGATTCCATAGGATTAGTAATTTAGGAAAAATACTTGATCCAGTGGCTGATAAGCTGACACAGGCAGCGATGTTAATCTGTCTGTTTACTCGTTTTCCGCATATGCTTCTTTTAATCGTAATAATGGCAGGTAAGGAGCTGTATATGGTAGTCAGTGGATGTCTTGTGATACGAAAGACAGGAAAAGTACATGGTGCAGACTGGCATGGAAAGATAGTAACCTTTTTATTATATGGAACTGCAGCGGTGCATATTATATGGTTCCACATTACACCGATGGTATCAGATCTGTTGATTGGTTTGTGCGCTATAATGATGGTCATATCGGTCGCTCTGTATATTATCCAGAATACCAGGACTCTTAAGGGAGAGACTGTATAAGCAATTTTATATTGCAATGACTAGAAAAATATTTAGGAGAATATTGATGAGATAAAGAAGGATAAAAACTTAACATGGATAGAATCAGAACAGATAATTTTTGCATGGCTGGATAAAGACAATCAGGTTACTCCAGAGACGAAAAGTCAAGGACTTTTTCATCAAATTCACAAAGAAGTCACATTCTGCGGACTTCCTCACGCAGCAGACGCTTGATTTTGTCCTCCATCGTCTCCTTGGCGGTCTGGCTGAAATGCACACGCACGATATAGGTTGTCTTGCCGATCTGCTTTCTGACAGTCGGGCAAGTGGCGGTGTTGGTTGCGGTATTGTTCATTCAAAATCCTCCTGTAAATGAAAAATGCCCGGTGACTGTTCATCATCGGGCGGTGTCAGTATGAGGGAACAAGGCAAGGCGGCAACATTAAGGTATCTATAAACACCTTGCCGTCTTTGCCACGCTTGCCTTGTTCCTGTGTCAGTTTCGGAGATAGCAAACCCATGCTGTGCCGTCTTTCTCGGTTATGAGCCTGTCTCCGATACGGCTTTTCGCCGTTCGCATGGTGCGTGAGGAAATCCCTCGGTCATTGACCGCTTTTTCCAGCTCTGCACTTGGCATTTTCTTTCCGTTTGCCAGCAGTTCCAGTATCAGCATTTCTGCCTGTGCGGTCTTGCTTTCCGTCTTGGCTGTGTCCGTTCCGGCAGGCAGTTCATCGGCGGTAATGTCATAAGCACCTATCCATTCAAACCCTTTCTCGTCTCCCAGAGAAAAAGCAAGGGACTGTCCGGGTGGTGCAAGAGAGCTTTTCTCATGGATAAGCACCCTCGTTGTGGGATTGTCTTTCAGTTTGCCGATAAACAGCAGACTGCGGACTGCCGCCGTAATGTCGATAGAGCCTAATCCCCGGTAGGTGCTTTGCGTTCCTACGGCTTTGTTGAGGTGTCCTATCAGAACGATAGCACACCCGGTAGCCTGTGCAATATCTCCCAGACTGCGGAAGATGGGACGGACTTCATTTGCTCTGTTCATATCCACATCTGCTCCTAAAAACGCCTGTACCGGGTCTATGATAACCAGCTTGGCATTGTTCTCCCGGATTGCTCTTGCTATGCGTTCATCGGCAAGGGTCAGCGGTATGTCCCTGCGGATTGCTTTCATTCGGGCGTTCTGGCTGTCCATCGTTGTCTTTAAGCCGTCAACGGTGGTGCGGTGGCTCTGCAATCTGCTTTCCAAATCTTCAAGGGTGTAAATGCCGTTTGCCCGGAGATAATTGTAGGTCTCGTTCATCTCTTTCAGATTGCTGATTTTGCCTTTTTGCGAATATGCCCCGGCTTTTCGCTGGGTGTAATAATCGTTCAGCAGAGAAACAAGGTCGGGTGTCTGCGGCTTGGCAAGCTCAGCTTTTATCTCCGTTATCCAGTCGAACAGGAGAGAGATTTTCTTTCTGATGTCCTTGATAACGGCATTGGTCGCCTTGATCCAGCGGTTGAACTCGCCCTTTTCGGTGCGGATACCTTTCTTCTCCATTGCTCGGACGGTTGCTCCCTCGTGAATGGTGGGAAGTAAATCCACGCCCTGCCGTTCATAGCTGCGGTGGTCGATACGAACATCCAGACCTTTCTCCGCAAACTTGGCGTTGCACATCTCCGCCCATGCTTCACGCCAATGTTCCAGCGTTTCGGGACTGCCCCAGTCGGTAGTGGGAACGGCATTGAACACATACTTACCGTTTGCGTCTCGAATACGGTTGCCCTCCTCGTCCAGCACATATTCTCGCCGTTGTTTTATGCCCCATGTGCCGTCCTGCTCCATTGGTCGAATAGGGCAGAGAAAGTGAAAATGGGGATTGGGTGTGCCGCCGTCCTCACACTCCTTTTCGTGAAAGGACACATCAACGGTCATGCCCCGGCTGACAAACTCCCGAAACAAAAATTCCCTTGCCAGAGCGATGTTTTCTTCAAGAGAAAATTCATTCTGCAAGGAAATTTCAAAACTGTATGCAAGCTGGGCGTTCTTACCACGCTCGGCTTTTTCAACTGCGTTCCATAGGGTCTGACGGTCTGCGTATTCTTTCGGTGCATGGGGCGGCAGGAGAATGTCAGAGCAGATAACACCACGCTTTCTGGTGTAGTCGCTGTATTCGCCGTAATACTCGCTGTACAGCTTTTCGCCGGAACGATAGGCGGCAGAAGCAATCGCAGACTGACCTTTACTGCGTTTCGTTTGGGTTACTGTGAAGTGGAATAGTGCCATTGGCTTTCAGCTCCTTTCCTCTGTTTGCTTGGTTGATGTGTGTAATCTCCATGTGCCGGACGGCTCTCTGTACCTCCGGCAGACCGAAGATGTGTTCCATCAGCTCGGTCATTTCGGTGCGTGTGAGATTTTTGACCTCCGGGGCAAGGCTCTCAATCGTGCCGCCCAGATTGCAAAGGCGGTGGGTACGTTTCTGCCTTTCGCCTTTCTCCAGATATTTCTTTCTGTTCTCCAAACGCTCCAGTTTGTGCTGTTCCTGTGCAAGCCGCTTTTCCACTTGCTCTTTTTCAGCTCGAAGCTGTTCAAGGCTTTTCTGTTTTGCCATTTTGGTTGACCTCCTTTTTTGAAAATGGGTATAAAAAAAGACCGCCAACTTTTCGCACATTGCGACCAGTCAACGGTCTATTTTTCGGTATTCGGTTGTTGTATTCAGTTAGATAATTTATTTGCTATCCTTACCGAAAAAACCAATCGTAGCCATAACAAAACCCACGATAATTAAAAGAAACGACACCCACAGTGTTCCTACATATATCACCTTTAATCCTGCAAGTATCATTATAGCAATACCCAATAGCATTAAACTGTTTCCAAACATAATCTTTTTCATACGCTCACGCTCCTTTGTTAAATTATCGTTTACTATTTTCAAACTTGCTGGCGGCGAACGGTTTGTCAAAACCGTTTGCGGACGGCAAGTCCACAGGGGATAGCCGCTTTAGCGGTGCAAGGGGGTGTAGCCACCTTGACGGAACGAAGTGACGCAACATTCGCAGGCAAGCAGTTTTCTTCTGCTGACAGAGAATGAAGCTCCGCAGGACGCACTACTCTCGATAGAGAGTATAGAAGTGCGCCCTTAGAGTTCTAAGGGTATTTTTAGATAATTGGGAATGTTTCTTTGTCAAACTGCGTAACATTGAACACGATACGCCACTCGACATCATCACCAACCGGTTCAAAGTGCAGAGCAGAACAAGCAGCATGAAGTTTTTCTTGTGAATTTGTTCCATATATAACTGCTGTCGGACCATCTGCACCACCAATAACACCAACAACAAAACAGGAACTACTGCCAACTGGACGGAACGAATGATCGTCTGGTGTAACTTCTATCGGTCTATCGCCTTCATCACAGTCAAAAACCGAAATGTTCTCCATCGGTTCAGGGGTAAGTGTATAACTCATGGCAATATAATGTGTCGGATAAATCCAGCGATCAGAACCAAAACTATTTTGAGGAACTGTCTGCTGTTCTATTTCCTGCACGGTCAGTGTATGGGTTATTCCGCTAACAGGATGGGAAAACATAAATGAATCTCCGGGTGCGTGAACTTTGAAATGTGAGCCTGGAACTTGTCCTGGTTGCTGCTCCATTGTAAGAAAAAGTTTATTGATTTCAGGGTGATGCTTGGTTCCCCAAGGAAATACGTCTCTGCATATGACCCAGCCATAAGTACTATCCAGCCCATAATGGTCGATTGCCCATTTTGCTTCCAACTCATTGATAACGCCATCTGGCAGACAAGGATTAAAGCTCACAGCGCAGCCATGGGTTGTCTGTAATATTTTCTCGTTTAACTTCAAGCAAGGTTTGAAGTTAAAACAAAGTGGGTTTTCCCATTCCATCTGCATCTGTTGCTCACGGGTAAAATTTTCACATGAGTCATTTTCCCAGTCCAGATTCCATTTTTTCATGAAGTCACGGATGCTTTCTGAATCAACTCGCATACAAAAATCAACGACAAGTCCTTTGCTACATGAATAAGCTGCCGGAATTACCCAATGATATCCAGCCCAATCGAATTGTTTATCCAGCTTGATCTCTTTTCCGGCACGGTCTTTACCTCGATGTCCCCAGAAATCTCCATCAAAGTAGACCTTCCATTCAGGGGCAACCAATTCTGCCTCTGAAGTCATATCATTATCGTAATAATCTTCTGTGTATTTAATCTGACTGTAATCAAAGGAAGATTGCAGGTTTTTGATATATGTCCACGGTTGTTCCATAGGCAACAAATTCATCTTCTCTGAAATTTCCGATAAAGTTTGCTGTTGTTCCTGGGTTGTAGGGTTTTCATTGAGAAAGGCTTCAAACTGTGCTTCGTTCCACATCCACGCTTGTTCCACTGCCGCCACATCACCACAAGCCAGTATAAGCCGCAGAAAGTCGGTAAAATTTTCAGCTACTGGATGAACATAATCAGGAGAAGTATTCATGGGGCTGACAGAGAAAACCATCTCTCCAAATCCACGAATGAAACAGAAGTGGATACCATCTATCCCTGCCCATCCAAAAACCGATGCCCCTTTTGGGGTACAAAAATAATTTGTATTATCCTCACGGAGTTCAACTCCCACAGGACTTAAATCGACACCCCGCTGTAAAAATTTTTTCAAAATTCTATTCATTAAGCATCCCCCCATAAAATTAGTGCTATCACGCTCTTTATTGTAGTAAATTTTATCACAAGAGTGTGAATAAATCTACTGGCGAATGCTGAAACCGCCCGAACAGTTTCTTTCTGCTCAGGCGGCTTTCTTCATCTATTTTTCTTTCTTCTGCTGCACTTGTTCATGGGCTTCCTGCTGAACATCAGCCCAGCGGAAAAGCCATACTTCCTGTGGATGTGATCAATAACGTGACCGGGGAACTGGAATTTATCAGCGCCGAACAGATTGATCCGGATGGAAATGTGGAACTTGTATTTACCCATGCATCAGATTACACGATTGTTGTTGATGCCAAGATTATGAGTGATAACGGTCAGGCAGACAACAAATCTGATGAAACCATTCCTGCACCTAAGACAGATGACAGCACTTCAAAATATGCATGGAATAATACGATAATCATTATTATAGGTATCTGTATTATACTGATTGTTTTTGGAGCCGTATTCTATGTAAGAAAAAAGAGTGGTTCTGAGGAAGAATAAGTATCTGACATAGTAATTGAATAAAAGTGGGAATGTGGGAGCGTACTGGCAAAGGGTGTAACAGTATAAACATGACAAGCGGTGTATGTCTTGATGAAGAGACGTATGCCGCTTATTTGCGTCAAAAATGATAGAAAACTAAAAGAAAAAAAGAAAAAAAACTCAGTCTGGAATATTTTTTGCCGGTGAAACTTTTTGCTGGAATACAGCGTCAAAATAGTAGAATATATCAAAAGAATATGTGTTACAATAAATACCGAAAAATAATTGCATGCAGTTTTCAAAAGTGAGGAAAGGATATATGTCGGACAGAAAAAAAGAACAGGCGGTGGAGCGTGCCCTGACGGAAGGGTATGAGAAGTATTACCGTCTTGCTTATAGTTATGTACATAATGAAGCGGACGCGCTGGATATTGTACAGGAAGCAGCCTATAAAGCCATTTTAAAAAGTGACAGCCTGAAGGAGCCGCAATACGTGGAGACCTGGGTGTACCGGATCGTGATCAATGAGGCGTGCAGCTTCCTGCGCAGCCGGAAGGAGAGCGCGGATGTGGAGGAGATCCAGGCGGCAAGTGAAGATATCTATGAAAATATTGATTTAAAACGCGCAATAGAAAATCTTGACCCAAAGGATCGTGCCATCGTAGTCCTACGATTTTTTGAGGACAGGCAGCTGGAGGAGATCGCGAAGATCCTGGATGAGAACCTGAGTACAGTAAAGAGCAGGCTATACCGGGTGATGAAAAAGCTGCGGCTGAACCTCGAGGGTAGCATGGGCTGAGTAATCCGTAGTCAAAGTCGTGGGATTTTGCCCCCGACATCATATATATGCAGGACATAAGACAGATACAGGAAAAGAGATATGGAAAGAGATAACATGACCGGTCCGAACAGACCGGACAGATGGAGAATAGATATGACTGAACAGGAACAGTTGAGGCAATTAAAAGAGGAGTATGAGAATATGATAATACCCGAAACGGGACGGGAACGGCTGCAGGCAGGTATCGACAGAGCCCGGATGGAGAAAAAAAGAGCAGAGCACGCCAGAAGGCGTTCTGCATGGACGGCGGTGGCTGCGGCAGCTGTCGTGATGATCGCACTGCCAAATACCAATATGCAGATAGCCCATGCCATGGAAAATATTCCGTTGCTGGGTGGCTTTTTTAGGCTGGTAACAGTGCGGCAGTACAATTACAACGATGAGAACCATGATGCCGAAGTAGAACTTGCACAGATCAATTATGGAGAAGATGCGGGAGAAGGTGCTTCCGTTGGAGAAGTGGCAGCCGCTCCTGAGGGCACAGCTGCCGGAAGTGTGGAAGGTGTCGGACAGGAGGCTGCGGTAGCAAATCTGTCGGAAGACGGTGTGGAAGCGGTCAACCAGGATATGGAGGCTACGGTAGAGGAACTGATCCGTCAGTTCGAGGATACCTTATCCGAGGAAGGATACCATGGTCTGCATGTAACACAGGAGGTTGTTACGGACAATGCGAGGTATTATACCGTAAAATTAAGCGTTTTGGAGACGGAAGCCAGCGGCTACGAGCATAATCAGTTTTATACGATTGATAAACAGACGGGAAATGTGGTGACACTGGAAGATCTGTTTGCAGAAGGGAGCGACTATATTTCCGCGATCAGCGAGAACATTAAGACCCAGATGAAGGAGCAGATGGCGGCGGATGAAGGCGTGATCTATTTCCTGGATAATGACGATATGCCGGAATTCAATTTTCAGGGGATCACGGAGCAGACGAACTTCTATTTTAATGAAAAGGACGAACTGGTCATTGCCTTTGATGAATACGAAGTGGCTCCCGGTTCTATGGGAGCACCGGAATTTGTGATTCCGCAGGAAGTGACGGCAGCAATTTTAAAGTAAGCAAAAAATATCTAAATGGGGAAACTCCCGCATATCATGAAACAAAAGGATATGCGGGAGTTTTTTTATGTCATTGATTGTATTGGATGCGGGGCATGGTGGGGGATGGTCGGAAATACGGCTACTATTCTATAACCCCAGCATTTATGCGGGTTACAGGATTTATTCTACCATGAGGTAATAGTGGAATTCAAGGGTATTTGTATCCTTGTAGAACACGATCTTACGCACAATGCCCCGGAGAGCCTCCGCTTTCAGATCATTCGGTGCATCACTTTCGATGATATCCAGGACAGAATGCACACGGTTTAAGAACTGCTCTTTGTAGTTCTCGGAACCGGAGGCAGCAGTCGTCAGCTCTGAGAGCAGGACTTCCAAATCTGCACGTCGCTTCTCGATCATCTCTTTATTCCGCTTGTAATCTTCCAGAGTATCAATTTCATTCAAATATGCTTCCTTGATGCGTTCCAGCTTACGATCCAGGGAAGCCAGTTCACGCTGATAACGTTGCCTGTCCAGCTCTACAGTCGGCTCATAGGTGCGGACAAGTTCAAAGGATACGTCCGTGACGCTCTCCAGTACCTCATGGAGCGACGATATTACGGCACCGGTAAGTTTCTTGGCAGAGATGTATTGTGAGCCTGTATGAAGCCCTTTCATGTATCCCAGACACTGGAAGCCCTCGCCGGAGACATAGGATCCGCCGTGAGTGGACTTCCGGGGATAACCTTCTTTATGTGACAGGGACTTGCCGCAGACCGGACATTTTACAAGACCGGACAGCCAGTGCTTTGTGTGAGAGACCGGATGCTCATAGCGCTGCATCAGCTTCTTGCTGTGTTCCCGGCGCTCCTGGACGATGTCCCAGGTATTCTGATCGATAATCGGGGGATGGTGGCTGTCACTGATGATCCATTCCTCGGGATCCCGCAGGGTACTGGTGGCACTGGATTCCCGCATGTTGTAGCGAACCTTACCGATGTAGAAGGGATTCTCCAGTATGTAGATCACACCTTCCTGGTCAAAATGATTGCCGGTTTTCGTCTTGTATCCATGGTCATTCAGATCTCTGGTGATGTAGTTGATGTCGCTGCCGGTGGCGTACATATCGAAGATCTTACGGACAATAGCGGATTCCTGCTCTTCGATGACAGGATTCTCATTCGGAGCCTTGGTATATCCCAGTGGCATTTTACCGTTGTAGAGACCCTTGCGGGCACGGGAGAGCATGGAACGGCGGACTTCTCCGGAGAGGTTCACGGAGTAGAATTCATCCTGCCATTCAATGATCATTTCGATGAGGCGGCCATACATGCCATCGATTAGCGGCTCACTGACGGATACTACATCGATGCCGAGCTTTTTCCGTAGCATGGATTTGTAGAAAGTACTCTCGTCCTGATTCCTGGCAAACCGGCTGAATTTCCACAGAACAACGACATCGAAGGGCTTCGGCTTTGTCTTGGCCGTTGCTATCATATTCTGGAAAGCATACCGGTTACTGGACTTGCGGCCGGAGCGTCCATCTTCTTCCACGAAGATAAATTCGGACGGCAGCAGGATATTATGCTGCAGGCAGTATCGTTTGATTTCTTCCAACTGGGACTCCGGGGAATACTCCAGCTGATCATCGGTGCTGACACGGATATAGGCAGCACCGGTACGGATCCGTTCCGTGGACTCGGCAGATTTACGCATCACTTTCTTGGCCATTGCACATTCCTCCTAAGTAAATGTACGGAAAAATGGGCATAAAAATGCCCGGACATATGTTTGCATTGCAATCCGTCCGGGAAAATGATAAAATGCACTTGCGAATGAGATTTTATCTGGGTATTCCCGGGTAGGATCGGATCAGCTCCGGTGCGCCAACACTGGGGCTGATTTTTTAGTTTTTAAATTTATCAGTGTTGCAGCAACGTTTGCAAGGAATATAACCAGCCTGTTGTGCATCTTTAAGACTAATGCGCTTAGGATTTTCCAACCCTGAGCAATGTTGCAGGCTATGAAATTTATTGCTGTTTTCCGATATCCAAACGCGATCTTCTTGTGTAATATTAACGTTCAAAATTTGCCCGAGATAAGTTATATCCTGAGGAAAAATTTTACAATGTCTATTTAACTCAACATCCAATGTACGACTCAAGCGGCTATAAGGATTTTTATATTCAAAAAGACTAAGAACAAATAGTAATTTACTTAATCCACGGATAGGGACGGGTTCGTCCTCACCGAAAATTTCGTGTGAACGTAAAATGTTACTGCTTGTATAATTATATATGCGTCCGCCATGTGCAGACATATTGCGATAGTCCATACAAATAAACAAGGTATCCATCATCAGTTTGCATAATGCCTCTTCTGAAAGACCTAATTTTTCAGAATTATACAGATAAGAAACCATCAATTTCTTTTGGGGCATTTTGAATTGATCGATATAGTTGATTATTGTGGAAAAATAAATACTTTTGAATAATATCCATGGTGGTACAATTCCATATTTTTCCATATAATGATGAATTGGTTCTTTGTCAGTGGTTAAAGCCTCATTCATTGTATGAAGAATGCCGTTAAGAGAGAAGCGCTCTTTTCGCTTTCTCTTGTTTTGGTAATTACGATATTGTAGATAAGAAGAAGGATCTACCCCAAATGATTGAGCAATTACATTGGCAGCAATCTCTTTAATATGCTCTTCTAAATCCTGCATAGAAGCCATTACTGTATTACGTAGAGCTTTATCAAAAAAATATAGAGAAGATATTTGCTCAAAGCTTACACCATCGCGGTACATGATTGTATCATCGGATTTAAGAATATATGGGTCTCTATAACTTTTAATCAGATTGGAATAACCAAACAGTCTCAAGCCGGTAAGAGCATGATCTTGGTCATAGATAGTTAGATTTTGAGATATAAGCTTTTTCAACTGATCTTCAGGTGTTGAATAGTAGATTTTTTCTCCCATGAATCATTGATCCTCCTTTGTATGCAAAAAGAGCCTTGGAATACAATTCCAAGACTCTTTCGCGACCGCACAGCAGTCATTCACTAATTAGTGATATTATACTATTATGCTCAAGCCTTGTCAAGTTATTCCTAAAATTTATATTTTTTGAAAAATTGCACCGGTGCAACTATATCAGCTCCAACACGGAAACCGGGTCGAAGTAGATCACGTAGTTATCATATTGCACGCAGATACCGTACTTGCTCCGATAGCATTGCAGAGCTTCCTGAAGAAACTCTTCCGTGACACCCAGGTAATCAGCCATCTCATAAGAGGTAGTATAGTGTGCCTTGTGGCAGGAGATGATGCCGTGTAGTCCGATCAGTTTGTTATAACTCCAGAGACGTGCCCGGAGTTCCTGCTTGCGGTTGGCATCGGAGGACTGATCGATAATGTCTCCGACGGTAGTATGGTAATGCCCAAGCTCTTCGGCAAGCGTGCATTTCTTTTCGGTTTCATCCAGATCGTGTTTTATAGCGATCCGATTGCCTTTGATCCGTCCGCAGTTTGCGTGGAGCGGTTTCTCCTTTGTGATCAGGTGCTGTTTATCAGCCTCTATAAGTAAATCTGTGTATGTAGTCAATAAAATCACCTCATCATAGTTGTAATGGACTAGAAGTTCTCATCATCCATGATATCATCGTCGTGCTTCTGATCTGCTGCGGAAGCTCCGGAAATTGCATGTGCTGCATTTGGATCTAAAGCAGAGGCAGCAGGAGCCGCCAGAGGAATAACCTTGCCAGTATTTTTCTCTGCGGTGGAGCGTTCCCATTCTTTGGTCAGTGTGAAATCTACCATTTCTCTGCCGTGGTCATCGAGATCACGGTATTTCTTTATATGGTCATATTCTGCCAAGGTGACATCATTTTGCTGAGTTTTTATTTTAACAGAATCTTGAAAAAGATAGTTGGCATCACAATTCAAACTTTCAATAATTTTAAACAAAATAGGTTCTTTGGGTGAACTAACATCATTTTCATAATTAGAAATAGCACCAACGGTAACTCCCAACATAGAAGCAAATTCGTTTCTTGATAGTCCATTAAGTTCACGGAGTTCTTTAATTCGGCTTCCTATACTCATTTCTACACCTGCCTTTGCCTTCTTTTAATAGTATGGTATAACAAAAATCTTTGTACGTCAATATAAATGATAAGAAATTTGTAAAAATAGTATTGACAAAACAAGAAGCTTGTTATAGACTCTAAATTAACAAGAAACTTATTTATGAAAGGAGGAAAACAAGTTGCTTGATATAGCTACATCGAACAGCATTGTTGCGGATAATATCAATCAAATTATCAAGGAAAGAAACTTGAAACAGTCAGCTATTGCGTGTAAGGCTGGTTTTACACCGCAAGAATTTAATGCAATGTTAAAAGGAAGAAAGCTGATGAGAGCAATAGATATTGCTTCGATATTGGAGGTTTTGGGGGTAGATGCCAATGAACTTTTTAGGAAGGAATAATCAATGGATCAGAAAGTCATTATCGTTTGGAATGAAAAAATAATTGTAAGACATGGAAAAACGGAAATCACTACTACAAAGGAAGCAATTTCCGTTTCAGCACCTAAGATTATTCTGGAATCTGGTATGTTAAATCATCAATTTTAATTAGAGGTCTGTTTGTTTCAACTTTTACTACTCCAGCAGTGGTGATTGTTTTCATAACAAAGCCATTGGGATAGGTTGCTATGTCAACAATTTGTTCAGCAGTTTGGTGGATTTGATGCTGAATTTCATTAAAAGCGCAGTTTTTAGGCTGCAAGATGTTAAATTCCATGAGAATCTCCTTTCTTTTGTACTCGGCTGCTGCAACAGCCTGTAAGTACAGTATAGAAAAAGGAGAGAGCATATTCAATAAGAAAAATACTTCGATTTATCGAACGAGTTATTTCGGAGAACCGAAACAGTAAAGGAGGCAGCAGGAATGAGGGCTCCACATAAGCTTAAAATTGTGGCTTCTGATAAATCATCATTCGAGATTTGGCTGGATGAGAAACAAATCCACCATGTAAAAGAATATGAACTGAAGAAAGTGGAAAAAGGAAATTTGGTGGAATTAACCCTGAAATTGTTGGCCAAATATCCTAACCAAGAAAGTAATCAGTAGCAGCACGCTTTGCAAGTTCCATAAGAATAGAGAGAGAAGCATCAGTGGCTTTTGATTTTACTTTATTCCATAAGGACTTAGCCCGGATATTAGCCAGAAATTCATGTCCAAGAGGTGTGAGATCACCAATTAAAACTGTAGCACCTCCGTCGTAGTAATGAACATTTTCAATGAGACCGGATACACTGGCCTGCTTTATGTGATAAACAATTTCTTCATGGGAAAACTCAGCAAGATATTCTGATTCAAAAGTATCTCGATCATACTCCCACGGAGTATCAAAATTACATTTTTCTTCTACGGTCAGAAGGATTCCGCGGATGCAGTCGGGGTTAAGTTTCATAGCGTATCTCCTTAAAGTGTGACAAGTTACTGAAATTATTATAGGAGAAAACAAAACGCAATGCAACAGAATATTCAGGAAGGAGGCAGCAGGAGTGTGGATAGGAGTATGGCTAAAAAGAATCATAGCCATGATGGTAATATTGGTCGTTGCTGTAATAGTGAAATATTATCTTGGTGACATATGCGGTTTTGCGGCAGCAATTTTTTTGTATAGCATTCTTATGGACTGCATGGAGTGTTAATAGAGAGGAGAACAACCAATGGAAAAGATAGATGAACTGATAGATGCGCTGGCAGATCATATTAAAAAGCGTATTGATGAAGGAAATGATTTGAATAATGAGATTACGGAAAAGACAAAAGCTCTCGCAGAGCTGGTGTCTGCAAGAGCTTCGTCGCTTCACTGATTGTCACTATCATCTTTATCAATAGTGTCAATGATTGTTCTGAAAAAAGTGGTTACTTCCTTTGCAGTATCAGCAGAATCTGCATACTGGTTGATTAACCCGTTTTGAATAGCTAATTCAGTAAAGCTTTTGGCAAGTGTGTACTTGGAAGTCTCATTCAAATGCATGTTAAAATCTCCTTTCCATTTTACTCGGCTGCTGCAACAGCCTGTAAATACAGTATAGGAAAAGAGGAAGGCAGATTCAATACTTGAACCAATTCGATTTATCGAACAGGCTATTTTGGAAAAACGAAATATAAGAAGAACGGAAACAGCAGAATGGAGAAAATTGATAGATTATATGCTCTTCTGGAGCGCAAGGACATTGATGAAGACACCAAGGAAGCGCTGCGGTGGGCAATCTTCGAGTTGGAGAATGCAACTTAGACAACCATAGCACCATAAGCTGTAGAAAAGCAGTCAGGAGGTACATATGCGGATTGTAAATTTAATCCACATCGGGGATCAGGTATTGTCATTGGATGACATGGATCCCATGAAAAAGGCAGAGATTGCCTTACGGCTGAATGAACAGAGTCTGAAGACCCTGGGATATGCAGTCAAGAAAAAAGAAGAATCAGCGTAACCACAAGTATCCGTGCCCTGTACGTGGTGTATTCCCAACACCACACTCCCCTTTTACACAATTAGCGTGTGTGTCCAGTCCTCCCCTGGCTGGGCACCACGTAGAGGGCATGGGGACAAGCATCATATTATAGATCACGCTTTGTGCGTGGTGTCATGCACCACGTCCCCCCGTAGATGTGCCGTACCTGCTATGGCGGCACGAACCTCTTTCGGTGTCCGGGTAGATTCCGGGCACCACGCAGAGAGCGTGATCGGAAAGGGATAAACATGGAAATGATTAAGTATTATGCCAAGGAAGTTGTGAAAAACAGAGACGGTCACAAATACTGGGAAGCCAGCAATTCGCAACTGGCAGGGTATGTCTATGATGAAGTGAAGCAGTCAGTGCCGGAGGCGAAATATTATAACTTTGAAGGTTTACAGATCATTACAACGAATGACAAGCAGGAGCATTCATTGCTGAGCACGCTGGAAGTAATGGAGGACCTTTGCAATGAAAGGATAATCCAGATACATAGACTGAGAGATCAGATATACGGAGGGGCTACGGATGTATAAAAATATTGCGATATCACTCCTCGGAGCGTGGGTTTTGAGGGATGTTTTTGGGACAACAGAAGTAAGAGAGCAGATCGCCATAGTCATGGGCCTGGCGGCTATGCTTTTTATTTTTTGCCTTTTTTGCGAGGATCAGCTGGAAAAATTACGGAAAAAGCAGGAAAGAATCCGGGAACTGGAGCAAAAGTTGGAAGAACTGAAGGGAGGCAGAGCAGGTGAAAACAGAACAGTACTACATGGACAAGCTGTTGAAGATGGGAGACGAATTTACGAAGGCGGTAATCCGGAAGGACTGGTTTCAAGCGAAGTATCTGTATGACAAGGCAAGCGCGGTCACGGTATTTCTGGAAGCACCGCAGGAGATCCGGGAACAGTTATTCGGACGTTACAACGAGGAAAGAGACGAAAAGGAGCAGGGTGCCTTTGATGACCGCTACATAGCAAAGGTTATTCGGGAATGCCTGATCAAGAACAACCTGGGCTTTGAGTGCATGGTCTACCGGATCCCGGGCGAGGCAGGCTACTACGGTGCCAGACCGGCGGCAGACGGTTATTACATGCCGACCGATCAGAACCCGGCATATTTCGCGCAATAAAAAAGCCGGCATTTGGCGATGCCGGCGAGCTCACAGAGCTACTTATATAGACAAGATTATTGTAACTCTGTAAGCCAAAAAAGTCAAGAAAAATGGGGCTTTTCAAAGCCCCTGCGCACTTGATAAAGATATTAAAGTTAGGATACAGAGACATGGTTAAGAGAAAGAAAATAAGGCTAAGGCATGGGGATGTGCTGGATGTAGAAGAGTACCATGATGGGAATTATGGGGGGAAGGGTAAGACCAGACAGAAGAAGGAGAAGCCGACGAAGGAACAGGTGCGGTTGATCAACCGGAGGAATAAGGCAAGGCTGTGTCGGTGGAGGCTGATCCAGTACTTTGACCAGGGAGACCTGTTTATCACATGGACCTATGCGATGGAGAATAGACCTCCTGATATGGCGGAAGCGCTGAAGGACTTTCAGAAGGCAATGAGTAAGATCCGGAAGATCTACCGGGTAAGAGGAGCACCGCTCTACTGGATCCGCAACATTGAGCGTGGAACCAAGGGAGCCTGGCATATCCACCTTGTGATCAAGCAGACACCGGATGGTGATGCGGCTGCTATCGTGACCAAGGCATGGACAAAGGGTGGCACCTACGTGGCGGAGATCCGACACAGCAAGTTTACCGGCGACGATATGGAGCAGCTGGCAGACTACCTGACCAAGGACGAGCACACAGCGGAGATCAAGGCGGACGGCACACCGGGCAAGCCCAGAATTGCGGAGTCCTCCTACAATACCAGCCGCAATATGCCGCTTCCGAAGCCACGGACGGACAAGCTGGTCCGCTGGAAGCCGGAGGTGAAGCCACCAAAGGGATATTACATAGCCAGGATGCATGAGGGCATCAATCCGGTCACGGGATTTTTGTACCGGAGTTACACGCTGATCAGATTAAAAACGACCGAGCGGAAGAGACCGCCGGGGAGAAGGAGGTGTTGATTTTGACAATAGAAATGTTTGTGAGCGCAACACTGCGCGGATCCGCAAAGGGAACGGGCAAGGTCATGTATACCCTGCGGACGAAGAAAAACGGTGAAAACTATGAAAAGCCGCCGGAGATCGGGAAGGCGGAGAGCACGGCCAACCGTCTGGTGTTGTGGAGCATCTGTAGGGCGTTGGAGAGACTGCCAAGTAATCGGGAAATTGTAATCTACACGGAAAACAGCTATATCGCATCCGTGATCAATCAGTGCTGGCCGGAACGGTGGGCGAGAAACGGCTGGAAGAACAGCCGTGGGAAAGAGATCAAGGATGCGGATCTGTGGAAAAAGATACTGGAAGAGGTCCGGGAAGTAGGGCACTGCATCACCGCCGTGGAAGGCAGGCACGAGTATTCTGATGCATTCAGCTACAATATGCCCAAGATAGATGTGAAATCTAACATTTTCACAAAAGTGGAATTTGAAGAGGTAACACCAGTAAGTGACAAGAGTTAGAGAGTATTTTGTTGAGTTCAATAAAATATCAAAAATAGAACATTTTGACAGGAAACCGTGACAAATTTTCACGGCTTGAAACGCTTTAGCACAAAAACGATACGTTTTTTGAAAAATTGCACCGGTGCAACCGGGAAAGGAGAACAGATGGAGAAGAAATTCGGAATATTTAATACCGTAGAGGAGTTGAACAGGGCAGCCGCCGCCCAGAAGGCAGAGGGAGACCTGGAAGCGCTGATCGGACTGGCAACCGAGAACGGACTGGAGAAAGAGGATGCAGAGGACTACATGGACAGCAATGATCCGGAAGACTGCCTCTGCAATGCCACGATGGCAGCCATTGCCAAGCTGAAGCTGGAAGAACAGGACCTGCATCTCGAAAGCCAGTTAAAGGACTGGAAAGACTTTATCGTGCAGATGCTGACAGAGTATCCGGTGGATCATGCCGATGGGGACAGGGATGCTCTGGGAAATGCCGTATTTAATCCTGCCAAGTGCCTGCTTGACGTACTGGCAGCAGGAATGAAGCTGGCATCCGAACATCGCATAAAAGTAGATAAAAGAATCATAGAGAAAGCAGGACTGCCGGAGAGAGCAGGAGACATAGGATCCATCGGCCGTGATGAGTTCAAGAAGATTGTTCTGGATTATTACATGGGAGAGAAAAATGATCGTATTTAAAGCAACAAACAATGACATGACCTGTACGATGGGGCATGGAATATTCCAGTATCAGTTGGGGATACCTGCAGTGGCGGACCGGTCGAAATGCGGAGCAACGGGCCTACATGCCTGTGAGTATGTCATGGACTGTGCCGGATACTATGGACTGGGTAGAGATCACCGGTATTTTAAGGCAAAAGCAGAAGGAGACATAGCGGAAGATGGACAAGATACCAGAATTGCATGTACGAGACTGACATTACTGAAGGAATTGACCAACCGCGATGTTGCGAAAGAAGCCATGCTTTACATGATACATCATCCGCACCGGGAAAACTGGGAAGTATCTAACCTTATGGTAGAGGTAAAGGAGAACACAGCAGAGATCAGGATCCCGGACGGAATCGCCATTGCCAGGGGACAGCATCCAAAAGTAAGCGGCTGTGCCGGAGCGCATCTGGGGCTGATCCGGGAAGAAAAAGGAAAGATCACGGCGGCCAAGATATTTGATGTGGACGGAGTCTATATCCTGCCGGGAGTGTGGTACACCTTGGAAGACCTGGCAGAAGCAGAAAGGAGGCAGCAGGCATGAAGTGGACAGAAATACTCAGGACACCGGTGATACCGGCAGATAAAAAGAGAAATAAACAGATCACGTTCCAGACAACGGAGAATTATCTGATACTGGATATCTGGAGAGGTGGAAATAACATCTGCCGCCATGCAATCAACCTGAAAACATGGGAATACGGCACATATTTTCCGGATACCGGCATAAAGCAGGCAACAAATATCAACAGCTGTACAGATAACTATGAAAGAGAGTACTGGGATTACCGGCTGAAAGAGAAAGAATGGCTGACACCGGAGCAGATCAGGGAACTGGATATCCTTACCAGAGAAAAGAAGGATTGGGTAAAAGATGTATTGCAGCGCATAGAGCGGATGGAGACAGACTATAACGCAGAAAAGCGGGAACAGGCCAGAAACAGTAAGGAGGAGCGCATCCGTAGATTAATGGACAAATGTCCAAAACCGGGAAAAGCAGTATATGACTGGATCACAGAACAGATGGTAGGAGATCTGCAGTATGCCTTTTATGACAAACAGAAAAAGACCTGCCATTGCACAGCCTGCGACGGAGATTTTCCGGAAGAGGCAGCATGCATCCCTGTGAAACATAGAAAGCAGATCACCTGTCCGCTGTGTGGACATCTTCTGACCGTTGATAAGAGAGCGGATATACTCATCGTTGCAACGGACTGGCTTACCATGATCCATAACGTGGATGATAAACAGGGAGTGGAACGGCATTTTAAGGTAAAAGTGGAGTGGGACAGATACGGAACAAGAACCACGGAGCTGGAGGAGCACATCCGGCTGATGATGCTGCGGAACACAAAGGATATCATGAAAATCTATTACTATGGGAGCCTTTACTGGCCGGGATGGAGCACCGGGAACAACAGCAACCGAAGATGGCACAGCGCCTATCTGTATCCGGACACAGAAGGTATTCAGGCCGGATTACATGGAACGGCATATGAGGCATGGACAGATGTATTTCCGAAGCTTGCCCAGATGGGAATAAAAGCGCACTATGACGGTCTCATGGTGGAAAGAAACAGAGAGTTTACCGGTATCGCAGAGTATATGGCCAAAGGGCGTTTTTACCGGCTGCTGGATGAACTGTCACAGTGCATCACCTACTGGGGCGGATATTCCGGGAGCACGATTGATGTATCCGGAGAAAATGCAGAGGAGATTCTGCAGATAGAGGATAAACAGCTGATCAACCGTCTCAGACAGGCAGACGGCGGAATGTGTATGCTGCGCTGGCTGCAGTGGTCCGACCTAAAAAAGAAGAAACTGTCAGAGCAGTATTTGTCCTGGGCAGAAAAAAATAAGATCGAACCGGATAACTATCTGCAGTCGGAAGCGGGAAAATACCTGACACCGGAGCAGTTAATGAATTACATCAACCGGCAGAAAAAAGAAAGCTATCCAAGCAGAACGATAGCGGGAGTCTGGGATCAGTACGAGGATTATCTCAGTATGGCAAAAGAACTGGGAAAACACATGGATGATGCTCTGGTGCACCGTCCCCGGGAATTGAAGCGCCGGCACGATGAAGTCAATGCAGAGATGGAACTGCGCAGGGAAGAAATCCAGCGGAAACGGGATGCAAAAGAAGCGGCAAGGCAGGCGCAGGAGATGAGAGACAAGTATCCGGGATATGAGGAGATCCTGTCTGAGATCAGCGAGAAGTTTGAGTATCAGAATGACACCTATTGCATTCTGGTTCCCAAGGACTTTATGGAGATTACGGCAGAGGGCATGGCATTGCACCACTGCGTAGGCAACACAGAGCGGTATTTTGACCGGATTGTCAGCAGAGAGACCTATATCTGTTTCCTCCGGCAGCAGTCATCCCCGGACAAGCCCTTTTATACCATAGAGGTGGAGCCGGGCGGTACCATCCGCCAACACCGCGGAGCATATGACGAAGAGCCGGGCATTGACGAGATCAAGCCGTTCCTGCGGGAGTGGCAGAAAGTAATCCGCAAGCGCATGAGCAAGCAGGACCATGAATATGCAGCGCAGAGTGAGATCCTGCGGCAGAAAAACATAGAAGAACTGAAGGCAAAGAATAATACTGTGGTCCTGGAGGGACTGGCAGAAGATCTGATGGAGGTAATCTGATGGAAGAAATCATGAGTTATGAAGAAAGATACAGGAAATATAAGCAGGAGCTGGACGGAGCATTTGCGCAGGCAGCAGAAAAATTTGTGCTAATCGGCTACCTGCTGAGAGAGGCAGTAGAAACAGATGTTTTAAGAGCCAGTGGATATAAAAACATGGAGGAGTTTGCCTATGCAGAGTATGGTGTGGATTCATCCCAGGCAAGTCGGTTTATGAATATTAACAGGCGTTTTTCTGAAGGTGGAAATTCAAAGCAGCTGAAACAGCAGTACAGAGGTATTGGAAGTTCCAAGCTGGCCGTAATGCTGACCATTCCGGATGAAATCAATGAAGTTTTGCCTAAAACGCTTACAAAAGACGAGCTTAAGGAAATCCAGGCAGAGGTAAAAGCAGAAAGTCAGGTATCCGACATCGAGGTCGAGATCGAGAAGGCAGAGGCAGCAGCCGTCACGGACAAGCCGATGATTCCGCCGGAGGGATCACCGCTGTACAGAAACTTTTGGCAGCTGGGGAAAGAGCAGGAAGAACTCTTCCGGAAGCTGTGGATGGTATGCTTTATGGAAACAGCAAGTGGAAACAGAAATAATGCAGAGATCATGGATGTACTGATTCCACAGGGAGACGCAGTGTATACCGTCCGGATCCCGGGAGAGCGCCGCACGCAGATCATTGTTAATTCTGATGGAGCTACCATCGTGAATTTGAAGACGCTGGAGCGGAGTAAATACACAGAAGATCAGATATGCCTTGCAGTACGGTCACTCGTAGATGGAGGCAGCAGTCCTGAGGAGCAGTACAAGATGTTATATGGCGAGGATCTGACTCCGGAAGAACCGGAAATTGCACCGGTGCAACCGACCGACTCACCGAAAGAAAAGAAACCGGAAAAGCGTAAGGAATCCCGTGTGACCAAAGCAAACACAGAACCGAAGAAAAAGCCCAAGGAACCGGAAAAGAAGCCGGAGCAGATGACCATCCCGGGAGCCGCACCGGATCCAGCACCGGAAGAGCCGCAAACACAGGTAAATGACTCGTCCTTAGGGGAAACTGACACCAGGGGATCGGAAGAACAGGTACCTGGGCAGACCGACATAGAAAATGACTTTCCGCAATACTGTCCGGACGAGGGTGACCAGAGAGACGCTTACCGTAAGTCCATCCGTGGCAGCGTGGAGAACCTGGTACGATATGTCGAGATGGATCTGATCGCCGCCGCCAGACAGCAGTTGGCTGATATCGCTGGCTATCTGGACCGCCTGGAAGAACTCAGCAAAGGAGGAGGACCGGATGGCGAAGATGTCGAAACAGGCGAGAGCGAGGGAGTTTAATGCCGCCTCTCGTCAGATCATCAAGGAGCGGGATCTGTACCAGTGCATCTTTTGCCGTATGGGATATCACATGGAGGACGTCACCTGGTACGGACAGCAGCTGCAGAGCATCATGCACTACATCCCGCGCTCCCGGGGCGGACTAGGGATCCCGCAGAATGGTGCATTGGGCTGCCAAAGTCACCATGAGATGCTGGACAATGGCAACAAGGGCAGACGGGAGGAGATGCTGCAGATGTTTAGGCAGTACCTGCAGGCCCATTACCCAGACTGGTCGGAGGATGCCCTGACCTATAACAAGTGGGGGTGATGTATATACAAATTTGTATATACAAAATAAGGAAGAGAATGAAAAGCAGAACGATAAGCAAGATTATCCGGATGACACCGGAAGAAAAACGGCGGCTGGAGTACTGCGCAGAAAAAATGGGAAAAACCGAGACGGAGATCCTGATTGCCGGAGTGAATAATTACTATGCTGCCGTACAGAAAGCACTGGCAGCTCAAAAAAATCAATAAGCCTTTTGGATAAAGTGAATCACAATAGACACTGTAAACGAAGCCACGGGGCGGCCGCTGAGACCAAGAGGCAGCAGCCGTCCAGGAAGGAGACAACAATGCAGGAGTATAAGGACTGGGACGGCAATCTTCTGCCGGATCCTGCGCCGCGAATCCATAATATACATATAGGCGACATAATTAAGACAAAGCACAAGTCCATCGATGAGCCGCTGGAGACCCGCGGACGGGGACAACACCGATTTATCAGTGAGACCAGGGAATATGAGGTGATAGCGGTTTATCCGCACACGATCCAGACACGAGACCGCAAGACTGGATTTACAAGGTGCTTTTCTTACAGCGACTTATTAACAATGGGAATAGAGCATCAGGGAGCAGAAGTGGAAGACATGAGAGCTACATACGGACAGGACCAGAAGAGAGAAAATCTCACTAAAAAACTTAGCTTATTCAATCCAGATTACAACCCTGACAATTATAAGAAAGGCAAAAAGAAAAATGAAAACAATAGAAAAGAAAATCCTGCTTCAGTACTTCCGGGCGGTCCGGGAGGAAAAGAAGAACTTTGAGTTGCGAAAAGATGAAGACGACGTACAGCCGGGAGATGTCCTGATCCTTATGGAGTGCGCAGGCGGAGAATATACTGGACGGACAGAGGTACGCCGGATCCGGTACGTGCTCCGGGATGTACCAGAGTATGGATTGATGCCAGGATACTGTATCATCGGATGGTAAAGGAGGATGCTATGAAAAATAAAAATGTGTGGTTTGCTTATGCAGCAGCCTGGATATCTACGGCAACAGCGGTGATATTTGCTATCAAATATACCGGATCAGCGTGGTGCTTAGTGGCACTGGTACTACCGGCAATGCAAAAGATAAGCATCAGCAATGATGAAGAGAATGGTAAATAACTTAGGATTGGAGGATATGAAGATGAAAAATTATGAATTAATAGCATTACTTATGGAATTACCGGCAGGATATGATATTAAATTTGGAAAAACTGTTACTAAAGAAGATATGAATGGAGAAGAAGCTATTTTTTTCGAAGAAACAGCATCAGATATTGAAAGCAATGATATCAAACAGGAAATTTACATATTAGCTTAACTTAGGATTTAGTGAAGGAAGGGCATGAGTATAGATAACGGAGAAGTGAAGTATTATCAACCGAGATTTGCAAAATGGATTCAATCAGCGAAATGGGATAGCATTGCTGAGAGGTTATCTGAAACAAGTATGTCTCTTATTACACAGGTTATGAATGCAGAAAAAGATGGAGACTGTAGTTGGATTGTATGGTATGAATGTGATCATGTTCTCGAGAGCATAAGAAAAATTGCAAATCGGTTAAACTGAAATATTAAGATTTATGGAGGCATTTGTATGAGAAAAATACATGAATGTGCAGAAGATATAAAAAATATTTTAAATGATGCAGAACGAACCGAAGAGGTTGACGGAGATATGTTATGTAGTATTAATGAGTTGGTGGATGAAATTTTATCAATATATTGTTTAGAAAAACAACAAAGAAAAATGGCTATAGCTGAAGAAAATGAGATTCTTTCAGAAGAGGCTAAAAAAGCAGGATGGAAGTCTGGTGTTATGAACATCTAAACTGAAATATCGGAAAAATTGTGTAACGAAAGGAGAGATAGGCATGTTAAGTAAAATGAACGATCTGATGGGCGGATATACCGTTATAGTTACCACCAAGCAGGTCCAACGGCGCAGGCACAAAAAGAAGCGCATCAATAAAAAGTGGATTAAGCGGTATGGATACATCACCAAAGATTGGCAAAAACGTGGAGAAACGGTTGTAGATCAGGTACATATGACTATGTATATGAATCAGGCAACATATAATGATCTGATTATTGCCCTGAAGAATAGGTAAAAGAAAGGAGATAGGAATGGCGAGACCGAAGAAAGAGGACGGTAAGAAGAACATCCGGAAAGACATCAGCATGGATCCGGAGCAATACGAGAGATTAATTGATTACTGCCGGCAGCAGGACAGACCTATCTCCTGGGTGATCCGGCAGGCACTGGACAATTATTTACCTGTGTAATTATGTGTAACGTTACGCATTAAAACTGAAAGTGAACAAAATCGCTGCGCGATGGCCTGCCAAGGCTGTGGCGCAGT